TGCGGACGAGGGCGCCGTCGTTCCGAAAGACGTAGGTGGTCCCGCTCACGATTAGCGACCACTCCACCCGCCACCCCTCGCCATAGCTGACCGTAGAGGCCGGGGTGTAGCTGTAAGTTGCGATCGAGCCGGTGACCGTCACGGCTACGGCGTCGGCTTGCTTTGTTCCTGACCCATCCCAGATCGTGACCGTGCTACCGGCCTCGGTCGGGGCGACGAGGGCCCCGTCTTGCCAAAGAGGGCAGGACAGCGCATTAGCCCGGCCACGCTCCATGAGGTCGGGGAGGAGGAAGCGAGCGGTAATCGTTGAGGTGCTGGATCCGGCTGCCACGGTGGCCCCTTTGCTTGCTACGTTCTACCGAGCCGGCCAATCGATCAACGGGCCCGCCTTGGCTGGCTTCAGGAAGTGGTAGCCGCAGTGGACGATCAGATCGCGATCCGCTGACCTCACCCGCTCTCGGAGCTTGCGCGGGTAGAGGTCGCGATAGTCCCAAGCTCCCCGGACATTGACCGGGGCCGCCGCGCTGGCGGGCTCGCCGAGCAGCTCGGACCACCCCTCGGCCACGGTGGCCAGGTCGATCAAGGTCGCGTCCAGGTCACCGAGGAAGGTGGCATAGGTCCAGCTCCACAGACCCCCGGCCAAGGGCGGGTGAGGCCCTGGCCCGTAGGGGGCCCACAGGGGGCCCACAGGCTCGGGGAGCACCTCAACCGAGAGAGGGTCAAGCCAGCCCGCCAGCACGTCCTCAAAGGCCGTGGAGCCGTTCCCCCACTGTGCAAGGCGGGAGTTTCTACCCATCGCCACGAGATGACAATAGACCGAGCCATACCACGACCACGGATCGCGGATGTGAGCCACGACCCTGTGAGAGTCGATCAGCCAAGAGGCCTCCGCGGGCGGGCCGTGGGCGCCGTAGATCTTCCGAAGGCCCAGGGCCTCACGGGCCCAATTGCCCCCCGTCTTTGGGATGTGAGCAAAGAGGATCGGCGCCTCGCCCTCGGGCCTGTCGAGTATGAAGGGCATCAGCGGCGCTTGCCCTCTTTCCTGAGCTTGCGATCCACCCGCTGCATCGACTCTCGGGCGAGCTCCCGAGCCTTTGACGCGGGCACGCTGGACTTGACCAGCTCACGCGTCACGCGGTCCATAGTCTCGCGGTCGCCTTGCTTCTCTCCCATCGGTCAGCCCTCCAGCTTGGGTGCGGCGCTCTTTGTCTTTGCCCTCTTGCCCTTGCCGGCAGCCTTGGCCAGGGCGTCCACCTTCTCCTTGAGCGCCTTGGCTCGGACGGTCGCCCGGCCTCCATGCTTCGCGCTCATGGCTTCGGCTTCCTCGAGGTGCTCGTTTGCCTTCTCCAGCAAGCGCCGCGCAAGGTGAGGCGGGCACGCGGGGAGCTTGCCCGACTTGACCAGATCCTCAAGCCAGTCGGCGTATCCGGCCTCAGTGGTCGCCGGCTGTCGGTCGCCGGCGTGGCAGGTCTCCCAGACCGATACATAGGCGGTCTGGATCTGGCTTGACCCGTTGGGGCGGGTCTCGACCGTCTTGAGGTAGGACTCACCGTTAGGGCCCCACTCATAAGGAACCGGGATCCGGCCCTCTTCCTCAAGGCGGGCCCGGGTGGCCGCGAAGCGGATCCGCTGATCCTTGTCCACCTCGACCCGGTTGACGCCGGCCACAAGCGGGAGCTTACTAAGACTCGGGACCAGGCGCCCATCCATGACCATCCACCGCTGAGGGCTATAGATCAGGATGTAGGGCGGGCTTGCGTCGATCCAAGGGTGGCCGAGGCCGAGATCCTTGGTTGCGAATTCTGGCGTAAACGCCGAGCTGCTCGAGCTTGTGTCTAATGACTTGGCCATGTGTCCTCCGAAGTATGGAAAGCCGGCTCAGTTATACCGAACCGGCCACCTCCATAGACGGCGCCCACGGCGGCGCCCAGGGGAGGACACCCGCCCGGGTGCCTCATGGGCGCCGTCAGAGGCTTGCTTAGGCGTCACTCACGACCGAGACGCCAGCGCCGTCAATCGCCTTGGCCACGCCGGCGGCGTAGCTCACGACGTAGGACGTAGCGACGTAGGTTCCCTGACGGACACGCTCCAGGCGAGCACGACCCAGATCGATGATGTTGGGATCGTTCTCGGGCGCCATCTGCGAATCAGCCCACGCCAAACCGCCGAGAGTGGTGATAAAACCTGCTCTGTCGGCTGAGGTATTGGCAAGGGGGGTGTGGGAGCTTGTGTACAGATCGATTCCGAGCCACGAGCCCTTGTAGCTATCAAGGCTGGCGTTGATGGTGCCGCCCATCGTCTGAGCCGGGAGGACTCCAGCGCTAAAGGCGTCGGTCTCCAGGTCGCCCCACTGCTGAGGGTGCAAGACACCCAGCATAGGGCCGCCGCCCTTGGCGATCCCGATCGTGGTCTTGGCATCGATGATGTCGGTCCAGACCAGGTTGACGCCGGTAGAGCCCACGGTACTCGTGAAGTCATCGCCGACGTTAGCCAGCAAAGAGATCAGCGTCTGAGCGACCGAGACAGCGGCATCACGCGCAAACATGACCGGATCGAGCTTCCCGTCCGCGATGTAGCGGGCCAGGTCATCGAGGGTGTAGCGCTTCGCTCGCATCGCCATTGTCACGTCGGTCTTATCGTCGGTGAAGGCGGTGTTAGCGACCTCGGATCCCGGCGTGGTAGCCGCGAGCAGATCGTACCCGTCCAGGCCGAGATGGGGCACGCGCACGACGGTAGAGCTGGGGGAGCTCGCGGTAGCGTGAAAGAGAGCCGGGTGAGTCAAGACCGAGCCGTCACGATCCGCGAGGAGCATGAGGAATTCGGCAGCCATAACTTCGCCTGCGACGATATCAGCAATGCCAGAGGGGGTGATTTCGTTAGCCATTTCGAGACCTTGTAGGGTTTAGGGTGTCGAGTCCTAACGCCCGGTGACGGGGGCGAGCCGGGGACCGTGGCCCGTTATACCGAGGCCGGATCTCAGGTGGTCTCAGGCTTGCGATAGCCGGCGGCGGCGCTGATCTCCTTGTAGCGCGACCAGTCCCCCGTCTTGACTCCGTGGTCGCGGGCTCGGCGGATGGCGTCAGCCGACACCGACGCCGGCGCCCCCGGTGCGGTCGAGGTGGCCGCAGGGGGCCGAGGCGTGGCCCGGGTGACCGGGCCGGCACCATTGACAGCCGTGGCGGGCGTGCCGTTGGTCGCCGGGGGCGCCGGCGTCCCGTTGATGAAGGGCCGCAGGGTGACCGGGGCTTGTGTCGGATCGCCCTTGATCGACTCAAGCCAGTCGCCGATCTCGGGGCGGCCATCGGTGGGGAGCTTTGCCCATACGTGCTCAGCCAGCTCGACCACGTCAGGATCGGTGACGTTGAGGGCCCCACTGATAGAGCGGTAGGTCTGGAAGCGGCCCTCGGCCTGAGCCGTCAGGCGCTGAGCCTCGGTGAGCTGACCGGCCAGGGTGTCCACGTTGGCCGCTCGCTCGAGCGCTGTGGACAGCTGGCCCTTGAGGTCTGAGACCTGAGCCTCAAGGCCTTGCTTGGCGTTTACCACCCGCTGGAAGTGCTCATACCCTACCGTCTTGGCAGGGTCAGCCGCGGGGGCTGTCGGCTCGGGGGCTGGGTTGCTGGCGGGATCTTGCTCGATGCTCATCACGGGGTGTCCTCCATGGGCGGTGTAAGGTCTTGGTTTGAGGCGTCGATCAACATCAGGGCTTCGCTTGCTTCCTGACGGCTTAGCCCCGGGTTGAGCTGCTGGTAGGCGGTGACCTTATCGAGTAGGCCAGCCTCAAGAAGGTCGGTGATCCGCTTGATCTCGGCGTCCTGCTCGGCGGGATCCTTGGGCAAGCTCTTGTAGGTGATGCGCCAACCGGTTGTGGGGCCACCGAGAAGGCCGGCAGTGAGCGCGATCAGTTGAAGATCGGAGCGCCTAAAGAGAGGCTCGTAGGCTCGCTGGGCCTCGCGCTGAGCCTCACGGCTGACGGCCAGGCTGGCCGCAGATCGCACGTCAGACTCCCGACGGCTGACACCGGCAGTGCCGAGGGCCATCTCTACGATCCGGCGCTCATACCTCTCGATCGCCGAGAGCATCGACTCGGGATCCACGGGTGCCGTCCACTGACCGACCACCGGTTGTCCGGCGCTCTCGTCGGCCTGGCGCAAGAGGAGGAGGGTGGCCGGGTCGGTGACGATCTCGGCCCGGCGTCCATCGCCCACGGCATCCAGGCCTACCGGCTCGGCGCCGATGGCGTAGCGTTGAGCCCAAGAGCTGTCGGCGAAGGTGTGGGCCAACATCGTGTAATAGACGCCGAGCTGAATCGAGGCTTCGAAGGTCTCGGATCCGCTGTAGGCGTCAAAGGCGTAGCCGGTCTCTGCCGAGCAGTAGAGGACGTAAGGCAAGACGGGCCCGTCGTCGGTAAACCACGGGTAGGCATCGCCCACGAAGCGCCCGCCGAGGACCCGATCGGACACGTCGTTACCCATCTCATCAAAGGCCCGGTAGGACGGCTCTCGGGGATCGGTGACGAGCGTCACCCACGAAGACGGGTCGTCAGGGTCTGGGCTCCACTCTCGGACGGCCACGACCTCGGACGGCTGGCGGGGGTTTACCTCCACCTGGACCATGTCAGGCCAGACAAGCCGATAGACCGGCTCGCCGTTGACGATCGTAACGTTCACCAGGGCGTCATTGAGCCCGAGGGTGTCACGCTGTACGCGGTTGGCGAGCTGCCAATACCCGGCCTCGGAGATCGCCGCGGCGACCATCTCACCGCCCGGCGGCGGCATCACCTCGGGGACCTGGCGATAGAGCGCGGCGAGCTGGGTGAAGACGTGGCGGGCCGGGTTGGCCGTCATATCCGGCGGCGGCCAGGCCTCTCGGCGCACGTTGCCCACCGTCTCTGTTAGCCGGCTGACAATATCCGGCTCATGGAGATTGTAGAGCACCCGGCGCCGAAGTCGGCTGTGCTCGATGCGTCGCACCTCGGAGGGCTCACGGGGGAGCGGGGGCGCGGTCGTGTAGGATCCAAAAGTAGCCATGTCCCGTTCTACCGACGCCCATGAGTTCGGACGGTTGGAGCGGTGCCCCATCGCTGAGCCTCGGCCCAATAATCGCGAAGGCCGTACATCCACGCATCGAGGATATCCTTGTGCGGGTGTCGGTCGCCGTAGTCCCACGAGGCGAGGCCCTCGATCAAGGTCTCACAGCTCGGGTGGACCCTGACACGGTCAGCGGCAACAGCACCATAGAGCCACCGACAGCGGATGTCCTTAGACCGTCGCTTGGCATTGGAGCGGCCCCCGCCCTCCTTGGCCGACAGGATCCGGGGCCTTAGTCGGTTCTGGTCAACGCGCAGACGGCGAGCGACCCACCGGCCAAGCTCTCGATTAGAGCTCATCACGAAGCGGCTCTTGACCGGGTTGTCTCCCAGGACGGCGTCCAGCTCATGCCACCGGATCCCGCGGTCTTGAAGCATCCGCAGGATCTTACCGGCGAAGACCTCCATGGTGGAATTACCCGGTACGACCACCTCACCGAGTGCGTAGAGGTGCGGGTGTGTCCGCCCGTCGGACTCCTCCACCTGGTCGACGCCGGTGAGCACGGCACACATACCCAGCTCACGATCGGCGGCGGCGTAGTCGATGCCCAGGCACAGCTTGAGCACGCCGGATGGTAGCTGTTTGTTGACCATCGCCTCAGGGTCAAAGCAATCGAAGAACTGCCCCTCGCATCGGCTTTCCCACTCACCGTCAAGCCGGATCGGCGCGTCGATCGGATTCTCGAGGCGGCGTAGCTCGGCGATGAAGTCAGCATCCCAAGGGGTGCCGGCCTTGGTCCGTCGTGGCCGCCCGGTGATCGGGCTGACCTGGCCCTCAGGGGTCAGGCGGTAGTGGTAGTCCCTGACCCTCCCCTCTTCGCAAAGCTCCCTCAGCCACGGCAGCGGGGGCCCGTTGATCGGCGTCAGGGTCAGGCCGAGGCTACCGCCGGTGTTCCTCACCCGGGCGCGGCACTCGTCGTAGACCTCCCGGGCCGGGGGCTCATCGAGCAAAATGAAGTCATATTCAGAGCCGGCCATCGCCCCGGCCCCTTGGGCATTGCTGTAGATATGGATCTCTGAGCCGTTGAGGAACTCGACCACGGGGCGATGCCCCCGGAAGCCGGTGCGGCTGGAGAACTCAGTGCCGGCCCGTAGCTCGGTATTAGCCTCGCCTCCGAGCAGCTCCCAGACCACGCGCTGGATCTCGACGCTCTGGAGGATGGAGAAACAGACGAGGGCCAGCCGGCTCGGGCCAGGCCTGACAGTCTTGTAGGGGTGCTCACCGCGGGCCCGGTAGATCAACTCGGCGGCGCCGGCGGTGCTCTTGCCCATCCGGTTTCCGAGGCGCAGGAGGGCGGGCTCGGGTCCGTCGTGGCTCAACCAGTCCACCTGGTATGGAAGCCAGGCGATGTGATCGACGGGTGAGCGGGCGGCGACTGTGGATAGGGCTTTCGTGGCTCTGGCGAGGTCGGCCAGGCGCACTAAACCACCCGCAGCTTCGGCCCGTTGAGCTGCTCTTCACACAGCTCGGCGATCTCATTTACCAGCGTATCCGGGAGGGTCTTGATCGCGGCCTTGACCACCTCGAGGATCTGCTCTGGCGTGGCTTCCTCCAGGTCATCGCCGCCGGCGTTGGCGGCCAGGTCACGCGCGGCCTGCATCTCAGACTCAAGCTTGGCGAGCGTCCCCGCGGCGGTGTAGCTCCCCGCCTCGGTGGCCAGCCGTCGAAGGCGCCGGATGCGCTCAAGCGGGTCGGCCTCGTCCTCGGCCAGGCGCTCGGCGCGGAGTCGGTCAAGCTCAGATCGCAGGGTGGAAACCTTCGAGCGAGCCGAGACCGCCGGCGTAAATGCGCCGCGCTGCTGCGCGGCCTTGGCGAGGGCTTGCATCGCCTTGATCTCGGCGGTGAGCTCCTTCTCTCGCTTGGTTGACTTAGTCGCCATCGGTGAGGCCCTCCCCGGAGAAAGAGAAAGAGGGGCCCGCTTGCCCGATTTGTCGATCCTCTCGCGCGAAAAGCGCGACGGGAGGACGAG